ACGGCTTGCACCTGTTCTTGGCCAGCTTGAGTGCGTGGCTGGTAGGTGAGCGCCTGTGCGCCTTTTGCCGCAGCTTGCTCGACCGCACGCATGGCTTCTGGCGTGCCAAACTGACCTGAAAGGATCTGCTGGGACAAGCCCTGGAGAGTTCCGGCCAAAGTGCCGAGCGTGCCACCGACTGCGCCAGTGCCAAGAGTCAGGGCTGTTTCACCAGCGCCGACGATTTGCTGGCCGATGCCTGGTTCCTGTGGAAGTGGTGCGTTTTGCTGCTGGAAAGTTGCCGTGTTTTCTTCACCCTTGGCAAGCTGGTAGGCCTGCGCTACGGTGTCGAACTCAGGCGTTCCGCGCTTGGCGGAATTCTTGACGATCCAGGCTGCGTATTCGTCGGCTGTTGCCATTAGCGGCCCCCTGCAAGGATTGCGTCAGCTTGTGATCGGATGTTTGCCGCTGGTGCTGCTGGCCTTGGTGTGCGATCGGTGGGGATCTGCTCGACCAGTGGGGTTTGGGCGGCTGGGTTGTAACGCTTGCTGACATCTTGCACGACGCGCTGCGTGAAGTCGTTGAAGGACTCGCCCGGCTTGGTGGCGTAATCGCCAGCCTGGAAGGTGTTCTTCGCACGGGTCAACACGCCATTGTTGTTGGCCAGCCAGTCTGTCTTAGCGTTGGCCACGGATGCCTCGATGTCTTGCATCTTGCCCATTCCGCGCAGGAAACTGGCCATGGTGCTGGCGTTGGCGTTTTCTGGTGGGATGCCCTTCAAAGCCAACTCGATGTCTTTGTCTGTGGCCACGCCTGGAGGCAGTGACTTGATGGCTGCCGAGTTGCGGATGCGCGTGTATTCCTGGCGCAGTTCTGTCAATGGGCTTTGTGCGCCGGTTGTTTTGCGCAGGTAGTCAGCGAAACTGGTGGCCGCACCGAATCCACCGCCAGCAGCGTCGAGGCGTTTGGCAAGGTCGTTGTACTGGTCTGCGGATTGCTTGGCAGCTGCTGCTGTAACTGCTGAATCGTTGACCAGCTTGCGAGTGTCAGCTGGAAGTTCTGTCAGATTCTTTTGGATGCTCGACAGCTTTTCAGCGACTGTAGCCTGCATGGTCTGCTTGTCGAGATTCAGCTTGGCAGCGCGGTTACTGATCTCGCTGTTGATGTTCTTAATCTGAGCAGCATTAAGGTTGAGGCTTGCTTGCGCCAATGGGCCTGCAAACTGTGCTTCAATCTTGGCCTTGTCTGCCTGTGCTTTGGCCAGCGCTGCTTCGGCTGCTGCTTTTTCTGGCGCGTTGGTGGCTGTGGCCAATGCTGTTTTTGCATCGGACTCGGCTTTGTCTGCGACTGCAAGTTTTTGGCGCAACTCTGCCGGGGCTTGGGCTTCTGCCCTACGTTCGACGCCCAACTTGCCTGCGCTTTCGATTACTTTATCACCGCCTGGCATTTGCGAGATGGTGAAGCCGAAATAATCTTCGGTGGCCTTTGGGTTTTCCTTGGCCACGTCGCGCCAGGTTTCCAGGAACATGGCCCCTTCGTTGTCGCCGCTGTTGCGCTTGGCTTCGATCTGGCGCTCCAGAAGTCCGATGGCGATCTCTGGCTTGCCTGCTTTGAATGCAGAGAAAACCTGGCCAGATTGTTGCAGTGCGTTTTGCTGGCGCTCGCCTGACAGCATGTTGAAACTCTCGCGCACAGACTTGGCCTGCGTCTCTGGAAGGACCATGGCAAGGTTGGCGTAATCTGCTGCTGTTGCATTTGGCTGGCGCAGCTTTGCAAAGCCCTCTTGAACGAGCTTTTGATTGGCCATCTGCTGCTGTTGCTGCTCTTGCTTCAGACGTGTGTCTTGAATGGCCGCGCCAGTTTGGAAGGCGCTCAAAAATGACTGCGTTGGGTCTTGGATCTCGACACCGTAATTGATGGGTTGCATCAGAATTTACCTCCAAGGCCACTGAATAATCCGAGGCCGCCTGAAATTGCCGATGGAATTGCACCGAATGCTTTGCCCTGGGCTATCTCAGCGCCAGCTGCTGCCGCGCCTTGTTGCCCGAGCAGGTTGGTCACGTTTGTGCCCATGGTCTGTGCTGCTGCACCAGTGCCTGCGGCTGCGTTTTGGCCAAGAGTGGTGAGACCACCGAGGCGGCCATATTGCTGCTCGATCAGGTTGGAAAGCAGAGCTGGTCTGAACTGTGCCAGTGCGCCTTGCAGATTTCCACCGCGCAAGCCACCAGTGGCCGATGCGTTTTGAAGAAGTGCGTTCTCGCCCTGCTGTTGCAAGGCCTGGAAGGTTTGACCGCCTTGGATGCGCTCGATGGCGGCACGCTCCGCCTCTGGGCCTTTCAAGCCCAAGAAGGCTTGCTGCGCTTCAAGGGCTGGGACTCCAGCCTCTGTGTAGGGCTTGAGCAGCTCCTGAACTTTGTTGAACTGCCTGCGCTGTTCTTCAATGCCAGCCTGAGATGCTTGGCCCTGGATGGCTGCTGCATCTTGGGCTGCTTCGCCCTGCATGTAGCCAGAAACAAGAGTCGCGCCACCAACGGCAATGCCTGCCAGTGCTGCGCCAGATAGTCCGAATGTCATTTTGATTCCTCCAGGTGCGCTGTTTTGCCAACCTCAAGGGCTGGTGCTGGCGCTGGAATGGTGAACATGTCCCACAAGGCTTGCGGGTCTTGCTCGTTGCTTGGGTTTGCGTGAAAGGTGGTCACTTCAACATCGGTCAGGGCAATGCCAGCACGCTTGGTGTTGATCTTGGAGACGCTCATGTCTCCAGGACCAAGGGTGCGTGGGCCTTCGTCTGTGCTGACGATCAGTTGGCCTTTGCGCACCAAGAAAAAGGATTCCTCTTTGTGCACTGCGCCAGTCAGGACTGTGCCTGCTGGGATATGCATGGTGCGAGCGTAGAGGCCATTGCAGAAGGCGTGATCGACCGGCATCTCAACCTGTGGGAGCTTGAGCAGCTCGGCTTCGAGGCGATAGATTGGCAGGTGCGCTGCTGGCACTTGCTTTTCGATTTCCTGAGTCGTGATGTTGCTCATTGGGCACTCCTGTGAAGGGTGAGCCACTGGCAGCTCGGTCAGCTCAGTGCGGCGATTGTCCCACATTTGCATGGCCTGTTCAATCCATCTCGAATTCGCGCTCTTCCCAAGCCTGGCAGGAGCGCAGGTCGTGGCATATGAAGTCGAATTTGTTGCAGTAGCCACGGAAACCGGCATCGGTGTCCCAATCGTTGCGCGGGATGCGCTCCATCTTGGCCTGGGTCATGGTGCTGTTGTCGTAATACTCGCAGTTGCTGCACCGACGGCGACGAGCTTCTTTCTCGTCAACCTGCATGGCCTTGCCCAGCGCGACCCAATAGACCTTGTTGGCCGTTGGTTCGTTGCTGGGGTTTTCTGGCCCGAGCATCCAGTCGTCGATCACGATCTGGGTGTTCTTCTTGTTTTCGGCTGCGGTGATGAATTCCTCTTCGACCGGCAGGCCCATGAAGCCCTTGGGCATCATCATGAATTTGTCCATGCTGTTTCTCCTTTAAGTGATTTCGCGGCCAGAGGCGCGGATGGTCAACGATGTGGCTGCGCTGGCGATGGTGCTGATGAAGCCACCAGGTTCTAGTGCTTGGCCGACCAGCTCTGGGCAGGTGTAGGTCTCATCTGGTGCAATGGCACGGGTGTCCATGATCAAGTTGGATGCGCCTGTACTGCCCCCAGATGTCACCAAGTTGACGCTGATCGTCACGTTGCCTGCGCTGGTGTTGGTGATCGTGAACTTGTCGATGATGGCCTTGCAGTTGGTGGCTGTGTACTGCGTGGTCTGGCTGTTCTCGGCTTGCTTTGCTGGGATCAGCACCTTGATGGATACGGTCATGGGGTTCTCCTTATGTGGCTTCGCCGCCGCTGGCGATGATGGTGAGGCCTGTGGATGCGGCCTGGATCTGGATTGTGTCGCCTGCGTTCAGTACCTCAATTCCGTTGTACTGCAAAGCATTGTTGGCTGGGACTGACACATCGTACAAGAAGGCGTTGCCTGTGCCTGCTGTTCCTGCGGATGGCACCAAGAACACGCGCACGTTGATGGCCGCGCCTGTGGTGTTGGCAATGCTGAACTCTTTAAGCAGTGCGCGTGTGCTGGCCGGTACGGTGTACAGCGTGGTGACGCTGGTCGTGATGGCCGCCTGGCCCAGCTTGGTGGGTGTGATTACATCGAAAGCCATGTGAGCACCTGATTTGATTTGACAGAAGCCGGAAGGCTTGAGGCTGGCACTGGGCCATTTTCCCAGCGCTGTTGGACTCCATCGTAAACCAGCACGTCTCCGTTGGAAGGTGCTGGAGCATAGACGTCAGACAGCTGGCTGACAAGTGGCTCGGCCTGGACTCTGACAAAGACAGAGCCAGAGCCTGCTGTGGCCGCATTGACGACGGCTGCAACCACCACATGAGGTGTCGGTGCTGCCGGAATGTTCTTGCTCAGGCCACCTGCATACGATGGGTTGTAGTAGAGGATGTCACCATCTGCCCATGTCTCGCCATATGGCGTGCCTGTGGTGTTGAAGCCTCGCACCAGACCGAAGCTGGAGACTAAGCCAAAGCCGTTGTTGGCGATGGCCTCGGCTGCCACGCCCATGACAAGCTGGCCATTGGTCAGTCCTGTAGAGGGCTTTCCCTTCAAAACGCCAGACGCACCAACAGAGCCATCGAACATCACCAGTTCGCCTTTTGCAATGGCTGCCGATGCCTTGATGTAGTAATACTGCGACTCACCAATGGCTTGGTTGACGTTTGGCGTCATCTCTAAGTTGAGGGTGTAGCCGCCATTCCAATGTATCCGTCCAACCTTCACGGCTGGCGATGGTGTGGTGGTGTTGAAGTCGATGTAATCAGTCACCACCGAATTGTTATTTTCGATCACTGGTGCGACCGCCAACAATTCCAAGGCCTGGGCCAAGCGCGGAATGGCGTCAAGAGCCTGCTGGATCTTGGCCTCAAGTGCCGCATTTGTCACTGCTGTGTCTTGAGCCAGTGCGCTGAGAGATGCGAGCGCCTCGTTTGCGGTGGCTGCTGCGTTATCCGCCTGATACTCGAAGTCAGTGCCAGTTATGACCTGGATTTGATCTACTGTGGCGAATAAAAGCTCGAACTGCCTGATCTGTTGTTGGTCGGTCAGGAACTGTGCGAGCTGGTCGCGTGTCAGGTTGAGCCTGCGTGATTGGGGTGCGGTTGCCATCAGTAAGCCAGCGCCTCGATCTGTGCCTCAAGGCGTGCGAAGGAGATGTGCGCGTCGCTGTCGCCACGGAAGCGCTGGATGCGCCAGTTGCGCATGTGACCCTGCTGAAACCACGCGAGGCGCTTGGCTGTGTTGCCTGTGGTGCCGACTGCGACGCTGCGATCCTGACTCCAAGCTAGGCCGTTGACGCTGTAGCTGGTGCTGATCTGGGGATTCTTGCCAAGGGCAACGCTGCCGGTCAAGCTGACCAGTTCCAGGCGGTTGAAGATCGCGCCGTTGCCTTCGTTGTAGGCAATGATCGTGCCGAATTCCCAGCGCACTTGCTGGCCCCAATGGTGGCCGGTGTCTTGCACCAGGTAGCCGATTGCGTTGCTTTGTGGATCGCCCACCAGCCACTTGTCGTAGCACCAGACCAGATTGCGTGCGCGATACTGGCTGAAACCGGCCACCGTGCTGATGAGGGTAAACCAGACCTGATCGCCGAGTGCCTGTGATGCTGATGCGTCATAGACCACTGTGCGGTCTGGCAGGTGGACGTAGAGGTGCTGGTGGTTTTTGTCGTTGCGTGCTTCCAGCTTGACCAAGGCCAGCTGCGCCTCTGTGTAGTTCAGGAGCAGGTTGTCGATTTCCTGGGTGCTGATCTTCTCGGTGGTGGCTGCTGCGCCGATGTAGATGCCTGGGGCTTCATTGCGGCCACCGCCCAAGAAGGCGATGCGCTCCAAATAGACGCAGCAAGCCTGCGTGCCTAGGCAACCCTTCTGGACTTGAGCGCCGTCGATGCGTGCGAACGGAAACAACTCGCCGCCTACGTTGTCGAACACCTCGATGGTGTTGCTGTTGAGGGCATAGATCTCGTTGCGGAGCTTGAGAAGGGCAACCACTGGATCTGGGTCCACCTCTGAACTGCCGTATTTCAGTGGGTTGACCTGCAATGGATCTGACAACTCGGTGACGACCAAATTGGCCCCATCTGTGGTCATAAAGTAACCATCAACCCACACCACATCTAACACAACGCCAAGGTCTGGATCTGTGTTTTGTGTGAGTGTGGACGCGACCGGATCCCAGAAATACAAACGACCACCTGATGCAATGGCCAGAAGGTCAAAGCTGTAGTCCATCGTCACGAGTTCTGTGGTGGGGCCGCCAACGTCGCCAAGAACTATCACTGTGCCGTCGCTGGCAATGGACACCAGCTTGGTGCCCATGACTCGGTAGCAGACGCCGTTCCAGTTGATGCCGCCACGGTCTGTGCCTGGGCCTGTGCCGTTGGCCACGATGCCGTCACCAGGGCGCAGAAAGCCGTTGCTGATGCCTGACTGCTTTGGGACTGGCACCATGTTGACCGGGTAGGCCGTGCGCAGCTCTGGAGTGGTATCGGCATAGATGCCGTTGAGGATTGGGATTTGCATGGCTTACCACTTGACCTTGTTGGCCCAATACGCTGCGCTCAGTTTGCCCTTGGCAATGTTTTCAGCGTGCCGAGCTTTGAATGATTCTCGCCGCGCTTGGCTGGCCTTGGATTCGCCCTCTTTTTTGGGAGAGCCGGACACGCCTTGCTGACCGAAGCGAATGGTCTTGATTTGGTCGCCCGACTTGGCCACAACGACGTGACTTTTGGTGGGATGCGATGGCGTGGCCTTAGGCTTGTTGTAGCCTGAGACCCCGGCACGGGCAAGTCGTGTGTCTTTGGTGGCCATGGCTTAGGCGACGCGATACCAGCTGTTGGTGGCCTGGTAGAAGCGCATGGTGAAGAAGGCATTGGCGGCCAGGGTGGTGGGTGCGCCGAATGCTGCTGCTGCGCCGTTCAAGGCCAGCGTGAAGCTGGTGATGATCTGGGTGGTGGTGACCAGTACCTGTGTGCCGTCTGGCACGCCAGTGTTCAATGGCAGCGTGACTGTGCCTGCGGCCAGAGTTCCGGCAGGCTGAATGACCATCCACTGCTGTTCGCTGGTTGGGGTTGGCACTGTGATGTTGAAGCCTGTCGCTGGCGTATACAGGTTGGTGGCCACTGTGGGGGCTGCGAAGGTCTGCTGGAAGTATTGCAGCAGCTGCGTGATCGAGACCTTGCGTGCGTCGCCGTTGTTGGAGACGTAGACCGGGAGCAGGTCGCCGCCAGAGACTTGGCTGATGCCCGAGAGCTGGTTGATGGTTGGCATGTTGGTTCCTCAGTTGAATTCGATGGGGCCATCTTGACCGGCCAGGACTGGATCGACGGGCGGACGGATGAATGGGTTGTCGTAGACGCGCCAGGGCTTGTTGCCTGCGCCTGCTGGCATGGTGCTGGGCAGTTGTTGCTGCACTGGCATGGCTGCGCGTGACAGGAGCGTGTTGTAGGACTCTTTGGCGGTGGCCTTGGTGTCGGGCATGACCTGCTTGCCGTAGGACGGGCCGAGCTTGATCGCCAGGTTGCTGTAGATGGCCTCGTTGGAGCTGTCGGGTACGTTGGTTTGCTCGTCGAGGTCGCTGTCCTGGGGGCTGGATGGCAGAGGGTAGCCGAGGCGGATGCCGAGGGCGTTCCATGCGGCCATCATGGTGTCCAAGCGCCGGAGGGCAGATTGCATTTGCTCTGGCCCGAGGTCAAAGGCGTAGGAGGCCAGTCCGATCTCGTCGAAGGCCTGCTCGATAAATTGGCGCTTGGTCCATCCCATTGTCATTCTCCAGTTGGCGCGGACAGTCTGTCCTGGATCAATTGTCCCAGCTTTTTGTCCTTTGTGCGACCGTCGAAGCGGATGCCGAGTTCTGTGGCCTTGGCCTCCAGCTCGGCGCGGGTGGGGGCTGCGTCGTCTTCTGGGGCTGTGTCCACGACTTCCACGGCTTGGGCTTCTGCCTGGGCTGCTGCCTCGGCTTGCTCGCGCAGCAGGCGGTGGTTGATGCCGTCGATGGGCTTGGAGGGCTTGCGAACCTTGACCGGCTTGCGGTTCTTGGCGTATTTGGGGGTGAGGATTTTTTCCTGCATCACTTGGCCTTTTTCTTCATGGGCTTGGCGGTCTTGGCGGCTGCTTTGAAGTCTGCGGCTGTGGGTGCGCCTTTGGCACCGGGTTTGCGCATCTTCTCTTTGCTGCCTGTTGCGATGCGTTCGCGCTTGGCGTTGATGTTGGCGTAGAGACCGGGCTTCATTTCATGGCCTTCTTTGGTGCTTTGCTGGGCTTGCCTGCTGCCTTGGCTGCTTTCTCGGCTGTGCTGAGTGCAATGGCCACGGCTTGCTTCATTGGCTTGCCTGCTTTCTTTTCCATCTTGATGTTCTTGCCGATGGACTTGCTCGAATAACCTTTGGTCAATGGCATGGGGTTCTCCTATTGAAAAAAGGGGGACCGAAGTCCCCCAGTTTTTTGGCCAGATTACTGGTTGAACAACAAGATGCCGGACATCTCGGGGTTCTTGTTGACCACACCGAACAGAGTGTCCATACGGTACTTGATGGTCATGCTGTTGATGTCATACCACTTTTGCAAGACCAGCTCGATGCCTTGGTCTGTGCTTGCACGCATCACTGCGACGCCAGCGTCAGAGGGCACTGCGTAACGGCCAGGCAAGATCTCCAAGGAGTCACGCTGCCAGAACACGTTCACCGAAGCGGCGTTCACGTTCAAGAAGGTGATGGCGGCTGCATCTGCGGCAATGGCCACTTCCACGTTCTTGTACTGCAACTGAGCGTCAGTTGGGCCTGTGCCACCTATGGTTTGAGCGCCGATGATTGGAGGCGTGATGGTCATGGTGGTGCCGGAATCAACAGACACAACACGGAAGGTCTTCAATTGACCAGTGCTCTGCTTGGTGATGTGGTGCACAGCGTAGACCTCGGCGATCTTGAAAGCGTCGCCAGCAGCGATGCCGGTGGTGCTGTTCACGGTCACGGTCTGGAAGCGGTTGTCCACGTTGATCTGGCCGCCCACTGCTGTGGAGGTGGCCTGAGGAGCGTAGTTCGCTTGTGTGTTGGAGCCGTTGGTGTCGATGGTCTTGCTTGTGCCGGCAGCAGCTGCCAAGCGGTTTGCGTAGTCCATCTTGTAGGTGTCGAAGCCTGCGACCATGCCGACGTAGCTGCGCTCGTAGGCTTTGTCGGACTTCTGGTTGCCGAAGCTGCGAGCAGTGCCGACCAGGTTACCGGCCAAGCCGTTGTAGTCGCGGCTGGACAGGGCCATGAAGCGGTCATAGTCTGGGACGCCTTGTTCGTTCATGATGGTGTCGCACAAAGAGACGTCATCGTAATCGCCAGCAGCAGCTGCGATTGGAACAACCAAAGAGCCGAGGTTGGCGGCAGAGCCCATGATGGCCACGTTGATGTCGGAGGCCAGCTTTTGCTTGGCGCTCTCACCCAGACGGCCTTCTTGCAAAGCGTCACGCAGTTCGAGGGCGGTCATTTCCCATGGCACTGTCTGGCTGTAGCCCAGAGTCGCTGGGACGGCCAACTGAGTCATACCCTGGTATTGGCCAGCGATGCTGTTGCCAGGGGTGCTGTTGATCGACTGAGCGATGTAGGGCTGTGGGCGCCAGATGGTGTTGTTGGCACGTTCCATCATTGTCTGGTCTGTGTTGTACACAGCGACGTGACGGGACAAAACCAGCGCGTCCTGGAAGCCTTCGAGGAGGTCTTCAAAGGCAACGCGCTCTTCTTTCGAGAAACTATTGGACATGGTATTTCCTTAAAAAATCATTTTTGAGATGCTGCACGCTTTTGCGCCTTGTACTGCACGACCTTGGTCATGTTGCCAGTACGGGCAGCTTCTTCGCGCAGCCGTTCGAGGGTTGAGTCCACCGCCCCAGAGACTCGGCCAGTTCCTGACACGATTCTTTCGGGCGGCGGGGCTGCCTTGCGGTTGGTAACTTTCAAGTCTTTCTCCAGTTTCGCTACCGCAAAGGCAAACTTTACGGGGTCTTTGATGGCGGCCAGCTCTTGCGCCTTCTTGGGATTCTTTCCGAGTGCGTAGACGACGAGTGCGGGATTGTCCGCACCTTGCAGCATGACGCCTTGCTGGGTGACGTTGAACAGCTCCTGGGCCACGGCCTCGGCGTCGTCAAAGTCTTTGACTCGCAGCTCGGCTTTCGCCTTGCCGTAGCCATCCAGTTTGGCTTGCCAGGCTTTCTGCTGATTCATAACTTCAGCTTCTTGCTTGGCGTTGGCTTCGTCGGCTTGTCGCTTGCGCTCAAACCAAGTGGCCAGTGCTTCCTCAAACTTCTCGGCGTCGTAATCGTGATCTTCCAACTTGGGCTTGGCCCCGAGCACGACCGGCTTGGTCTCAGTCTGTGCGGTGGTTTGCAGCTTGGTTTGGAGTTCGCGGTTTTGGCGCTGGAGTTCTCGATTCGTCTTGCGTAGCTCTCGGACCCATTCGGGTGCGTGTGCTGGTTCTTCGGGAGGCGGCGCTTCCTCACCAATGGAGACTACAACCTCGTCGGACTCTTCGCTTTCGTCTTGGGCTTGGGCCTGCTCACCTTCGGCTTGCGCCTCGGGCTGCTCGGTGGCCTCGTCCTCGATGACTGCGGTGTCGTCGTCTGTGGTTTCGATCTCCTGATCTGCCTGTGTGTTCATCGTTGACCCTGTGAAACTCACCCATTAAAACGGCTGGGTGGATACCGTGTGCGTAATTGTCACTCAATTGTGGGTTGATTGACAACAGGTTGTGCTTGTTGCTGGACAAAGCCGCCGATTTGTTCCGCCAGGTTCAGTGCGTGGTCTTGCGAATCCATGTCCACGTTGCTGAGGGTCTCGACGGTTTTGGCCCGGCTGAGTTCTGCGTCTGCGATGGTTTTGACGGTAGTAGCTCTGGCCTGGGCTGCTTTGGCTGTGGCTTCTTCGGCTGCGGCCTGCAAGTACATCGCGTTGGGGTCTTGCGGCTGGCCTTGCATCTCGGCCATGAGTTCCTGGGCCTCGTCGTCGGTGGGCTTGACCACGCCCATGCGCAGGAGCTTCTTGCGGAAGTAGGCATTGGCGTCGCTGATGCCCTCGCCTTCCATGTTCATCATGGCCATGGCTGTGATCACTTGCTGGGTCTCTGGATCTGCTGTGATCTGGAGCATCCCAGTCAGGGCGCGGACTGTGGCCTCGCGCTTGCTGGTGCTGGATGGGCCGACCTCGGCCACGACGTCAAAGGTGGCCGCGCTGAGGTCGTTTTCCATGACGACTTCGCCGGTCTGTTGGTCGATGCTTGGCTGCATGAGTTCGACCATACCGGCCTCGCCTGTGGGGGCGATGGTTTTCATCTTGCGCTTGTCTTCGATGTA